TGCAGTTACGTCGCCGTCAACGTCCGCATAATAAAACTTTTCTTTGCCAGAAAGCTTTGCCATTTCCCTTTCGTTGATCTCTTTTGCTTTCTTGTTTGTTGGAACCAGGAAGATTGAATCGTCACCTGACATCGGAAAGCTACTGGAATTTCTCAAGAGGAAATCAATGCAGGATCCTTTGCTGTTCCGATCACCGCTGCGGATTTCTGTAAGGACACTTTTGAATGCCGCATCTTCCTGTCTGACAATCTCTGTCAGTATCACACCGTGGAAATGCATCAAGTCCCAGAGTTTTGACTTAAAAGCATATCCTTTGCCATAATCGAACCTGTAGACCGCACTCAGCTCCATCGCATCATCCTGAGTGATGACCGGAGGCAGCTGGTAGAAATCTCCCAGGACGATCAACTGAAGATCTTTTTCTTTTATTTCTTCATCCTCAGAAACATATCCGGATGTCTTCATCAGTCTGTCTCGTTCACGGCAGGTGTTTTCATACTGGATTCGTCTCGCTACATACTCAAACAGATCAAACCTGCACATGCTGATTTCATCTATGATGACTGTATCCGCAACTCTGAGGATATCTTTTCTTTCCGTCAGCGCTCTGTTGTTCTTCTGGACGCCGATATCTGCTCCAAAGCATCTGTGGATTGTTTCGCCGTGAAGATTATCCGCGGCTGTTCCGGTAGGTGCCATGATCAGGAGCTCTTTTCCTTTTTGTCTTGCAAGATCTATAAATATCTTTACCGCTTCGCTCTTGCCGGTTCCTGCTTCACCTGTCAGGAAAACATTCACCCCTGAAAGCATAAGATCAAGTGCTCTCTTCTGACCTTCGGTAAGCTGTGACAGATTTATGTTTTTCATTAGACCATCCTTTCTTCAAATTGGCTTTCTGGTTACCGTGGTTACCCTCGGTTACCGTCCGGTTACCCATCTTCAAAAATGCCAGTAAAGCCAGTGTTTATGCGGGTTTGCGGGTTTCGGTTACCCGGTTACCCAAAAAATCACCTTTTTCGCATATGAAAAAAATAAAAAAAATATTTTTTTATTTTTTTTTGTGTGTTTGCATATATACGCGTAAACTGCGGGTAACCGGGTAACCGGGTAACCGGATTGCAAAAATCCTTATTTTATGCGGGTTTGCGGGTTTTTGCGGTTACCCAAAGTTACCCAAAATGAGCAAAAGTTACCCAAAATATCTGCTCCCGAGTAGTTTTTACTCGAACATGTGTTTTTCTTCTTCATATTCATCCAGGTCAACCACCTTTACTGAGATGTACCTTGCCTGAGGTTTTCCGTCCGGCTGTTTCACTCCGTAGATGTCCCTGTCTTTCGATGTGTTCCACCTGAGGAGCCCTTCGCGCTTTGCCCAGGATGTAAACGCCTTCCGGGAATAGCCAGCTCTTTTCACCAGTTCGTTGAATGCGTTAATGTGGAAATTGATGTACTTGACGCCATTCACATAGTCAACTGTTCCCCATTGGTCTATGTTGTTGAACTGGATGTCGAAGTGCTGGCCTTTCTCTGTAAATTCTCCAATCAGGAATTCATAGCACCTTGCACCATCTGAAACCTGATTGCGGTTTGTGAGATATTTTTTCACGTCATCACAGATTAAGTTCCTGCTGTCTTTAAAAATCCACCTTGTCGCAAGCTCATCGGCTGTAAGGATCGCAGCCATTCCGATCACCTGTTTCTGCATGGTTTCCTTTGATGTGAGAGCGTCGGTGTATTTCTTGTGAATTGCCCTGATTTCCGCAGGCTTGATTTCTTTGAGCTCCTCAACAAAAATCTTTCCTGCAAATCCGTAATTCTCTCTCACAGTGTCTGCTGTGTCGCTTGGTGAACTAAAAAGCCGTTCTTCCGTCAGGCCGATTTCAAGAATACGATTGATAGCACCGCCCTGCTCAACGAAACTGCTTAACGGTTTCTCTCCATTTATGATGATTGCGTTCTTCCAGGTTCGTACCCGTTCAGATCCGAGCTCTTTATTCGACCTTTTCTTTCCTGATCCGGAGCTGAGATTGTAAATCACTTGTTCGATGTTGTCTCTGATGCTTTTCTTCATCTTTGCGGTATCATCCAAAATGAGAGGCAGATTATTGAGCATATCACTTCTGACTTCCAGCTCAGCATCTGTTGTGAGGAAATCTCCCATGTACTGGCCTTCGTCCGGACACGCCCAGACAGAAGCCGCAAGCATGAGCATTACAGTTTTCCCTGATTCAGTCATTCCCCAGAAGTCTACGATCACAGAAGCGATATTGAGGAACTTAATAATTACACTTGCAAATGATGCTGCGAGTGCAATTCTTGGTTCCACATATGGAGCTGCCCGGACTTTCAATACATGCTCCATCCAGACATCAAAGGATCCATGCTCTGTGATTGACTGAATGATCTGTGGGAATTTCGATACAGCATCAAAGAAAATCCTCTGGTCATACGGAAGAAACTCCTTGCCGTGCCATCCGAGGCGGGAAGATGACTGAATCAGACTGATCCTGTCTTCATTGCCGTTTTCTACGTCAGCCAGGAACTTCACCAGAAGTCTTGCACCTTCAGACGTAACACCCACTCCGTACTTTGCCAGTGTCGTTATTTGTCGGGAGTTCGCTACCATATCTTTTGGCACCGTCAGTTCAGACCACAGTCCGCCTCGTTTAAACGCAAGCGTGATCTGTTCCTCACCTGTTTGCATATTTCTCATCCGCTTGATTGGAATTATCGGATGATAACACGCTCTTTGGTTTGCCCTGCTGGATTCCAGAGATTCAATCCCGTCTTCGGTAGCTATCCACTTTCCGCACCAGAACACAGGATATGATTTGCCGGTTTCATCAGGTGTGAAATTCGTGATACCATCAAGTGATTGTGAGAGTTGTTTCTTCTCTTCCTGTTTGGCTTTTGCTTCATCTTCCCTGATTTTTTTTTCTACTTCCTTTAACTGCTTATCGACATGAGTCTTGATTTTTAGTTCTTTTGCTCTGCGCTCGATCCTGAAAACAATTTCTTCCCTTGTCATACTGTTCTTGTATGCAGGATGGTTGTACAGTCTCTCGTAAAATGAAGCTGACACCAACTGTTCGGCAGTCAGATCCTCGATTTTTTGTGCTTCATTCTTTTGTGCTTCATTTTCCAGTTCCGTTCACCTCCTCCCATAACTTAATCCACTTGTCATAGGTTACAGGAAGCTCTCTTTCCACAAAGCACCACTCATCGGACAAGGGCTCCAGAAGCTTTTCAGCGGTCACAAGCTTGCTCAGATAGTTACCCACTTCGTTCATTTCCTGCCTTTTCTTCTGCAAGACTTCTTCACGTTGTTTCCGATCCCGTTCTGCTATCAGGATGTCCCTTGCCCGGTGGCGTGCTTCGTTTTTGCTTTCAGCCCGGCTGTATTCCCCGCCAAGCTGTAAAAATGCATCTCGGAATGAAATGTTGTCCATCAGCATGACAAACTTGAAAATGTCTCCACTTGTACCACATCCGAAGCAGTAGAAACTGTCCTTGTAAATCTTCAGGGAGGCATTCTTGTCCCCGATATGAAACGGACAATGGATAAATCCGTTTCTGTCTGGTCGGAATCCGTACCTGCTTACTATGTCTGTCATGCTGTAGGTTTGCTTTATTTCATCCTTTGTCATATCTCTGTGCAGTCAAATGCCTCTATCGGTGGAACGTCCCACCACCCTGATGACTCTTCGTATATCTGCCAGCGAACATTATTCGCAGCTTTCTCCGGAGACACTGCAGAAGTTTCCCCATAGAGCATATTATTGATATACACAAGATATTTCTTCGTCCGTGGCTTAGGTCTCGCTCCTGGTCTTATATCCTCATATCCTATTGGCTTCTCCATCTTTCAGTATCTCCATGATTCTTCTGCCGGTCTGATCCTTCGTGCAAAACTCGAGCCTTGCACCATAACGATCCTGTATGGTGCAGAGGCTCTTGTATAACTGCTTTCCGTCAACAGCTTTTGGAGATTCAAAGTATTTTTCCTTCTGTCCTGTCTGTTTGTTGTATCTCCACCGAATTTCATGTTTGCGTGGATTCTCCCAGAAGTAGACATCCTCAAGCGTCTTAATGTCCGGACCATGCTCTATCAGAAATACGATCCTGATCCCTGCTTCCATTGCTCTGATCAGATCATCCTTGAACCGCTTATGCTGTTGGCAAACATTTCCGCACACTTCCTGAAGGTCTTTCTTCCTGTCAACCACAAGCCTTGCATTATCAAGGCTCATGTAGTCACCCACATACAGCTTGCTGACGAAGTAATTGACACCTATTTTGTCGAACTGGCTCATTATGCGTTTCAGCTCATTCTTCTTTTCACGAGAATCAATCTGAATTTGCATACTTCCACCTTCTTCCATGTGCAACAGCGCAAACATGAGAATGCTCTTCCAGACTTCGTTCATACATCCCCTCCATTACATGAACGGAAGCTCCTCATCTACTCCGTCAGGAATATTCATGAAACCGTCCTTATCTGCAGGAGCCGATGTAATTCCGCCAGATTCCTTCCAGCTCTTGTGCTCCTTTGTTTCATACGCATCCGGAATGTTTGCTTCAGCGACCTTCTCATTTGCGCAGAACCATGCGATTTTCCGCTGATGTGTTTCTTTCCCTTTGTAAACTCCAAGCTCCTCACGGAAAATTCCACCAATAAGCTTATTTTTCAGAGACGCTGCGAACTGATCTCCCCAGACGATGGAAAA